ACCATACGTTGTAAAATGAAATCTGCCTCGTGCTGTCATATAGTTACCTTCTACGATTAAGTGCTGCGGCTACTTTAGCTTCGGCTGCTTTTTTAGCATCGGACTTGGATTTACTCCAAGCGCCGCCTTTGCCACCTGCCATACCACCACCAGATGTACCGGATGTAGTATCAGAGATATGTCTAAGTCTTGCTTTTTCTTTAGCTGCCTTTGCTGCTTTATCTGCTTTGGCCTTAGCATCTGCCTTGGCTTTAGCTGCTTTAGTTGCGGCTGCCTTTTTTTCAGCAGCAATTTGTGTTGCAGACTTACCTGGTTTAGTGTTGTTAACAGGTTTAGTTGTAACCTTAGTACCTGTTTTAGTACCACTGGATCCAGACCCGGAACCGCCACTACCAGAGTTACCAGAGCCACCTGCTTTTGAACCATCGTATCCGGGCCAGAATAGGCTGGCTAAGGCCTGTAAACCTGTCGAAGCATAAGTTGCATCAGATGCATACTTCTCCCCGGCTAAGGTGGATTGCTGGCCTTTGGCCGCGTTAGATGTAGTAATGGCTGTTGAACCATTTAATGATCTAGCTGCTTGTTCTTGCAAGGCGATATTTTGTAGGTTCTGCAAACCAGCATTTAGATTATTGTCTTGTTGCATTCCCAAACCAAGAGCTGCTTGTAATGCTGTAGCATTTGCCGCACCTTCAGTTGCACCGTTTTGTACGTTACCTGCTAGGGTATTTCGCATACCTCCAACAATCGCATTACGATCGCCAATCAGTGAGTTCTCAACTCGTGCTTGGTCTTGCAAACCCTGGCGTCTTTGTATTTTAAAAGCGTCATTGGTTGCTTGATCCAATAGTGTCTTAATGTCTGCACGACTTGTTAAGAATCCCATCGGATTGCTCGTATCTATTTTGGGAGCTTGTGCCGCTTTCGCAACTGCATTTCGTCCTTGGTTTACATTGACTCCTTTGCTGGAGTTTTTGTAAAGGTTGGCGAATGCATCATTAACGCCAGTGTATGTCATATCAGACCTCCTCTATTGATATTGTATCAATATTGTAATTTAATTGCAAGTTCTTAATCCTCCATAAAAACGATATCTATAATATGATTTGAAGAGTTAACGAATATTATTTTAAAATCATATTTGGTGTAAGCCTCTTCAGTACTGAAAATGAATTGAGCAGTATCTGATTTAGCTGAGTTCCATGTTCGTTCACCCATATAAACCCAGGCATCTGCGCCCAATGTACTTCGTACTTGCGCATCAGGTGCTCGGAAGAAGTATAATTTTGTGCCATTGGCTATACTTCGTTTTGGGTCGAATCTGAACTTAGTGGGAATTGTTCCGATCTTAACTATCTCAAAAGCATAATCATTAGTCCATACATTTGTAGTATACAGTTGATGTTCTGCCCCATTTGAGAAATTAAGGGAACATAGAATATCGTAATGTGTATTTGGTTTTAAATGTGGTCGGCTATTAAACCACTTCGTAGTAATAGCGAGGGATCCAATAGGCAATGTCGTTAAACTATCAGAAAAGAATATCCAAGATTCTGTTCCGTGAATACGATAATACCAACGAAATGTATGAATCGTTTTAGGATTAGGCGTTAACCCAATCAATCGAGTATACAATCCATCATGATATACGTTTCCGATTTCTATACTAATTGCCATATCGATCTCCTTATGTGATATGTCGGCCGTAATCGGCTTCATCATTTAAACGATTTTGAGTTTCTTCGTAGGTGGGCTCTAATGGTAGATCAATGGTTCTGTCATATCGATCTTTAACTACACCATTCCATCTTCGAACTTCTTGGTATTCGTGCATTAATTTAATTAACCATTCACGTTCTTGTTCTGGTAGACAACGGTTTATCTGAGCAATCTCGCAACGATGTATAATTGAGTTACCTAGGATAACACACATTGTACTATCGTTTCGGCACCCAAGATGGAACCAACGTATAAGTGCAAGTTTCATCCTCTTACTATATTTAATAAGTAAAAGTATTGATCCGAAGAATCCTGTAAGTGCGACAACAACAGATATAATAATTTGACCTATTTGAGTGACGTCTAGTGTTGTTGGTTCCATATCTCTGCCCTCCATTGATGCTTAGATTGTACCCCGGCTATTGGGATTATTGACGATACCTAATAGGATCAAAATTCCAAACAGTGATGTTAGGATATCATTGAGCTGGTCACCAATATCAAAACCCCAAAACTGTTGAACGATCAAAGCAACGAAGGATGCGATGGCAGCCCATAGTGGCCATGACTTAAATTTTTTTAACCAGTTAATTTTAGTTGATTCTTTCATAATAGACCTCCTTATTTTGCGTAAACTTTTTTACCATCAGTTGATCTGAGGGCTATCCACTGATCTAACACCCAGTCAATTCGTCCCCAGACATAACCATCTTGGACATACTGCTCAAAGATTTCTATGGGGCCGAGGTCTATATAACCAAGGGCTTTGCCTTTGACACTATGGCCTTGACGTATATGTAGATCAGAAACAATAACTTTTTTTGTGGGATACTTAGGTGGGATAAATGTTAGATAAAGGCCGTACACTGGATTGAGCGCAATTCGTCTTGGATCTCCCATAGGATAATTCGAAACTTCGAAATGCATGTGAGATTTATATGAACCAAGTGCTTTACCGGAACCACCTTGAACACCAAATTGTTTACCAGCAGCAATTCGCTGACCTTCGGTTACACTACAACTAGAGAGATGTTGGAACCAGAAATATTTCTTACCTATTTTGATTTCAACTTCTCTACCTCGGTCATTCAACATAGATGTCTGGGCGTGTGTAACAATACCATTCCATGGTGAATAGACTTTAGGAGACTCTGTTCCGGCAATGTCCCAATCTTCACCAGCATGTTTTCGAGCACCACCATCTCTGGGTGTGCCATATGCTGAGGTGAGGACACCTCCAGTTCGTTTATAAACTTTATCAATTAATGTTTTTCGTGTGATCATATTGATCTCCTTTCTAAACTATTTGAAATACACCAGCAATATAGACATTATATGCTGACCCAGCCGCAATAATCTTTGGTTGGACTTTTAAATCTGCTCCTGCTGTTGTCGTTACAAAATAAGCATCTATAAGTCCTGTATATGCGGATGGTCTAGTAGCTTTAAGCGGTTGCGTTGGTATTGTGTGTCCAGTAGGCTTAACAATAGAACCTATTGTGTACTCGGTATTAACGGTCCATCCAGCTGTTCCAACCTCTAAAAAGAGTTTGATATACCCAATATTCAATGCCGGCCAATAATAAACAACTCGTGTTTTTGTCGCCTGAACTACTATAGTCGCGGTTGACACGAAAGTAAAAACAGGGGCGATATCAGTAAGTTTCGATAAAATAAAATTGACCAGATCAATAAGAAATATCCTTTTGGTTTTATTAATTGGAATGCCATTGACTGTTTCTAGATCCGTTGAGTCACCAATTACAATATTATCTCCGTCATGGGGGGAAGCTAATGCTGGTGCCCCTGATTGCATAAATACTTTGATATCTGTCCACAGTCTTGTTATTTGTACTAATTCAATAAATTTCTTAGCCATGTGTTACTCCTATATTACAAGTGCGTCGATGTCAGCATTAGTCGCCCAAGCACCTGCAATCATTACACCTGCGGTGTCGGTGATAATTGGTAAATCAATAGTTGTTCCAATTGCACCAACACTGGTGACATTACCATGAGCATGTGTGTTTGGTGCATAAGTACCTGTATGAAGATGGTCTCCTGCGGCAACCGTACCTGCTATGGTGCCAACTGCTAACCACGCGGCAGCTCCTAGATCCGTGAACCATTTCAGAATCTTACCAAGTGATACCGCTAAGGTTTCACCAGTTACAAGATTCGTTGTATGGTTGGCTGCTGCTGAAAATGTATTAACTACGTTGGAACCGTCTCCAGTTTTAACTAAGATATTAGCGGCAGCAATTCCAGAATCTTCGATAGATTTACCTGTGATTCCGTTGAATTGAACTAGGTTGTGGTCTACTGACGAAGCAGGACCAGCAATAGCACCATCAATGTTGGTCTGAACAAATGTCCAGTCACCATTCAAATTACCGGTTCCGGTTCTTGCGACAATAGCGATAATCAGATCGCCCGGCTCGAGTACGGCTCCGGCCCATGTTCCGGCTGTAATCACTTTGTAGGTGTCGCCAACCGCATAGGTTGTCGGAACTGCTGTGACTGTCCCGGCTGTGCCAAGTGTACCTTTATAAACCATTCCGTTAGCGGCTGAGAAAAAACCACTAAGATATGTTTTTAATTCAGCAAAGGTAACTCGTTTAATCTTTTTGACAGATGCTGTGCCATTAATCGTTTCCGTATCAGCAGCATCTATGATTAAGAATGAGTCAGTGTCTGTGAGAGCTCCACTGAGTTTAACGGCTTTTGTAGCAAGATCAATTCTGATCTTTCCAAAGGCTCTAGTTAAATTGTCTAAACTTACGAATTTCATTTGATATACCTCCTAAAATTCTATGGTATCGATCTCTGCATTTGAGTATGCATAATCGACTTCGCCTGTACCTGGTGGAACTTCATCCAATACATTATTAATGAGTTCCTGGATTGTAAGTTCCTGTTCACCATCAGGTTGGGCACGGTTGACTATTTTTAATGTTCGTGCCATAATGCCCTCCTTATAGACCGCCCCAACTTTCTGTTGCGAAACGTCTCCATGTGTTTGTTAAAACACAGATATAGATATAGCCATAATCAAAACAGATCTCACCAACGGTTCCCGGATCAAAGGAATTTTCAATGGTCTTAAAAGGAATAATCGGAGGACTTAATTCAAGTTGATTGAATGCATCAACAATGGCCAGGATTGTTTCAGAGTTTTTGTCACCCTGAGTAACGAGTAGATTATGAACTGCGTTCCATTTTTCGGCTGAGATCTTTTCGCCAGCTTTCATATCTTCGGCGGATCTTATAAAGTTAGGAATATATGTGATAGACATTACGACCTCCTATCTTAGGTACATTGTTCGATGTACCCAGGTATAACTCATGATTGTATAATCAGTTTGATTTCTGGAAATGATTTTAAATCTTGGAGAGTAACCTTTACCACCAACCGGCATACGCAATTTCCAAAGACTGAGTTCGGGGAACAATGACGCATCAAGTCCCCAAGTATTTAATCGAACTTCAGAATCAACATGTAGTTCGGGTTGGTAAACGGGATTAGGTGTAATATATAGTAGACCATATTTGGGGTCATCGGGGTCTGTTATTTGTTCTACAACATATTCGTACATCCCCATCTTTTCTACGTCGTCTACAGTAAAGGACATACTGAAATCAAGTGGGGAGCCTCCAAGATTGTTTATAAATATCTGCAATTCCCGATATCTCTTTTTATGCTCTTGGTTATATTCCCTGTTTCCGGTATCTAGAAACTGCCAATTCTGGAATGTAATCCCATCTTCTACGTCTTGAACAGATGCTTCAATGGTACTGGATAGGGATTTGGCAATTCTGCCTAACTGTTCGATTTTCTCCGGAAGTAACATATCCGTTAGGTTGTCTGCACATTGAATGGTAATATTATTCGGAACATAATAATCATGTTTGGTAAACGGATTATATTTGAAAAATTGAATACATCTTCCTGTAACAGTGCCTCCTATGGATTCATCTAATACAAATGTTTTAATGACAGGAGCATCATTATCTGGAAGGTCGTAATCAAAGATAAATTGATATTGATTTCCTCTAACCCATTTAATTAGTAAATCATCACCATTTCTTGTGGTATCTCGATACTCATCGCCTTGAATTGAGTTGATGATATATGTACGATCTAGGATCTTGAGTACTGTTCCGGAAGTGATAGGCGCAGATAAATTATATCTGAATGTCCTATCTTTTAAAGGCCACACTGTTTTACCGGAAGTAACATTTACCCAGTAGCCTTCAACTTCTTTTTCAAGTTGCCAGGACTCGGTAAGGGCCATATCTTTATTTACAAGATCTTGATAACGAATACCATAGGTATCATCTTTTTCCACTGGAATAACGATTCGTCTATCTGGGTTGAAAATGTATATGATACGGTTATGTGTTGCGGAATATTCTATTCCATCGGAGTATGTATAGACTCTTGCACCAGGATTAGCAAGATCGGGTCGAGAATAACGAAGTCGTTCTATGCCTCGGACATCTATTGTGCTTGTTCGTAAAATCATTTCATCTACAACTTTTTCATCAGAACCATCTACGTTAGTTGTAACCAGTTCTGTAAAGGTTTGAACTTCCAGGTTGTCAAAGAATGTAGAAGCCATCAACTCACCTTTTTGTGTAGCGTTATGTTTATAAGGTTTAATCAAATCTTGTCCTTCATAAACATATATTTTCCAAGTTCTAGAAACATAGTTGTATTGAAGGTCGATATGGATAAAACGTTCTTCGTATTTATAAACGTAAACATTATGGATATCTTCGTAATCCAAATAATTGTAATACGTTGCAAGTCTAAGAGACTCACTTAGATTTTGTTCTTTCAAAGCGGGGTATATCTGATCCAGATATTCGAAGACACGCTCTTGGAAATTATCCAGGAAATCTGTAATGGGTATAGATACGGGAGCCATGGTTAATTCACCTGTCATAGATATGGCTTTGGGAACCACCATATAATAGTAATTACCGGATTTGAAGAATACCATATTCTTAACCGGTTGAATTAAATGTCGATCCCATGGATCAATTGATAAATTATCTTGGACAATTGCTTTGTTCCAAGTCATACCATCTGGATTTGCTGTAATCATTACGATTTGTTTTGTAGTGAATACAAGCAATTTGCCCATATACTCTACTGCATGAATTACAGGAAAATCGAAGTTAATTGCGTTAGTAGGGTACGGGAAGTAACCAGGGTCATTTAAATCGCTCAGGAAGAGTATTTTGGGGTCTCTGGGTACTCCATAAATGTACAGTCGATTACGCCAGTAACCTAAACCAGTCGCTGTCTTCAGATCATAGTTAATGATTTCTGTATTCTCAAGAGACTTTTCAACAACTCTGTCCAGGAAAAATCCAACGAGTGTGGACGCTGTTACGGCAATCGCAAACGAATGCCCCGATCGGGTAAAGTAATCGACGCCCACATGATCGTCGGATCCAGGAGAAATTTGTTTATATATCTCGGCACGAATCATGATATCTTTCGATGGAAAGACTAGTGCTTTTTCCACAATGGGTAAGTCTGAACCATCGGCTCGACCAGTCATATCTATATATTGCGCATGAAATTCATTCCAACTGACGTCGGCTTGTTCACGCCACAATAGTTTAACTAACCATTTGTCATCACTAGGAATTGCGGTATAGTTTAAACGAACCTTATAAGACTTGTTCTTTCTGGGGTAAAGTTCGATATGCTCTGCTGCAACTCTGGTATCATACAGTAGTATTCCATTACAATCAATTTCAGTTACAGTAGAATCAACTTTGTTTACAAAAGTTTCAGGGTTATCCAATAACATATTCAAACCGTATGTTGCAGCTTCAGAGGCGTTGGGTTGCTTAATAGTGATTGGAGTCAATTCATATTGTCCTGATGTTTCGTCATACTTTGTTTTATATATGCAGATATTTTTATCAGTCAGTTCTGTTTTATCCTTCGTTAAGAAATAATAGGAACTACCAAAACCCCAACAACCGATTAACTCCGCTATGGATTCATTATCGCCCATGCCTAAGTGTTCTGAAATCTGAATAGGCACATTATGAATTTTAGCTTCAACCGGCTTATTAAATAAACAACCAGCTTGCACAGGATGATCGATATCTAATGTGTTCAGCATTGTGTACCCCAGTGAGATATTATCTTCTGGGATATCTTTGCGTACGCTCATTTTAAATGACTGAGCATCTCGTGCGTTAGAATTTAAAGCATCAGCACCAGATGCTACATAAAGATGTCCTGTATTATCTTCCTTGTTACAGCGAGCAACAATGAATTGATAGTGGGTCTTACCATCACTTTCGACAGTTTCGATTGCAGCATTTAACAGATACCCCGCATTAGCATCGTGATAATCAGATTCTGTAGATTCCGCAGCAATATTTGGAATGAATAACTTCGAAGATCTTAAACCTGGTCGAGGTTGTAGATTCTGACCATCATTGATGATATCAAAATTAACGATCGTTTTTACTTGGCCATCCGGCAGAGCGCCAAGAGTATCAGACATCCCTAACATGAAGTTGGATTCTGTGTTGTATCCTCTGGGTAAACGAGCGTTATATTTAAATGAGTTGGTTGTAATTTGTATTGCCATCGTTATTCTCCAAACTGGTTAAATGAGAACGGCATATTACCAGCACGGTAGTATTCGTCTTTAACCACACTTGCAGTAGTGTCTTTTTGGAACTCTTCAGGAACTTTGGCTAGGAAGTCTCGTTCCATTGTAAAAAGGGCATCTTTATATTCATAACCATACTTGTCGGCTGTGATAATACCCTCTTCATCTTGAATGTAGAATTTATACGCGGCGCCTTTGCATAAGACTCCACGGACATATTCGTCTGGAAAATACGGATAATCAATAACAGCCAGTGAAACAGGTTCACCAGCTTCAACTTGTGCTAAATCAAAAGCCTCGGAGACTGTTGGAAAAGTAGAGCAAAGTTTAGCATTTATTTCGTCACCTACCTCGTCAAGGTAAGTTATCATTCGTGTGTAACTAAGAGTTTCACCAGCTAACATTCCGTTAACTTTGTTCACAATCTTATTGATAAACATTGTTTCCTCCTAAAAAGATAAAGGGGAGGTTGCCCTCCCCTATCTTAGATAAGTCGTAAATCGCCGGGCGTAGTTTCTACGTTATTCTGGATATCGGACCGTCTCTCCTTCTTCAGGAGGAAGTTATCGATTTCTCGAATTTTGCGGAAGCCTTCCGCGGCGAAGCTTTTTGGAATGGATCTTGATCTTCCATCTAGCGGAACGAAGATTGCGAATCCATTTATCATGATTTTCATGTTCTCACCGAAATATGGTTTATACATAGGTGATGCTGAGAACATTACTTTGCCCTGTTCGAGGTAACTCTTTTTGAGAGCACGTCGTTGTCCTTCTGCCTGAACCAATGTTTTGGCCTTTACTGGTTTGGACGAGATTATCTCTACAGGTTGTTTTGCTTTTTCTAGAGCTTCCGCTTCATCTCTTTCCAGAGCTTCAACTTCAGACTCAATTCGGGTTTTAGCCATTTGGTATCCTCCTAACTAAAAGCCCCGTTTAGATGTTGCACTGAGTAGGCACGCAGATATAGTCTACGATTGCGTCAGTTCTGGTTGAGCCGAAGCCTACAGAATTGATCTTGAAACCGATTGACTGTCTCTGATCGATAGGATCCAAGACTCCGGATGAACCCTTTTGTTTAACGTACATCTTGGCTTGACCTTCGCCGGACAAACCTGTTCTGGTCAAGGCTTCTTTACCTACGATCAGTACATGCTGTACTTTGAATTCGGCCCAGTCAGAATGACCGTCATAGGTCAATCCTTCAATGTCCCAAACTTCCAGGTCTGGAATGAATGAGGCGTCTTTGCCAGTCAGACCATCAGTTACATAACCATCTGCGATGGTACATACTGTGGCTGTGGTTCCAACTTGGGTGTCGATCTTTGTATCCTGATAGATGGTAGCGAACTCTGGAGTTGCGCCATTCATTCTATAGATTCTCTTTGCAGGAGTAGCTACTTCGGAACCGGGTGCGCCTACCATGTCAACATAGTTGCCATGAGTCGGGCAGACCAGGGTTTCGTCAAAGCTGAATCCGAACATCGGGAACAGGATTGAACCACTATACATATCTTTGGTGTCTCGGTTGATGGTCATGTAATCTTTTACGGTTGCGTCAGACAGCATATCGTAGAAGAATTCCGGACCTGCGATAACCTGGAACATGCTATTGGCTCTGGGTTTTACCAACTGTCTTTTGAAGGACAGCCCGATCATTCTCAGATCAGTGATGTTGGGGATGCTATCGAAATCGAGTGCTTCGAAGCCTACGGCACTAGCAGCATACCATGGTTGAGCGATTGAGAACAAGCACTCTCTGGCAAGCATATCCAGTGTTTCGAGAACTACGATTGAGTACTCTTTACTGTAATGAGCAACAACGGGGTCAACTACTTCGAAATCTACTTTGTCAGTAAATTCCATAAATCGGCCATACTGGTAAGCGGTGATCTCGTATTTCTTTACGGATCCCTTATCAGATTTGGGAGGCACACCTTCCTCAAGCGGGGTAGTGTGAGCCTGTAAAGGAGCCCAACGTCTGAGTACCAATTTTTCGGCCTGGTTTTGGATTGGGGATTCGTCTGCAAGCTTGTAGTATTTAAACTCGCCTGCATCGATTCGGATGGTATCAAGCAATTGCTTTGAATAGAAGACTTCTGGACGAATCAGGTTAACCTGTTTGTTACCGTCTGTCAAACTACCTGAGCCATTGGATACCGCCCAGTTGGCACTGTTAGCTAACTCTACGACTGTGTTCAGATCGTATGTTGCGTTTAGTGCGTTTAGGGTTACACTGTTAGCCATAATAGGTTCCTCCATTTAGCTTTAGTTATAATTCAATGGTTTTAAAAAGTGCGTCTAGGTCTGCGACCGTTTCAATTCGCTTGGATGTGTCCACTTGCTTGCCTTTTCCGGGAAGCGTACCTGGGGCACGATTGTTCTTATCTGTTAAGACTTTTGCATCGGCAAGAGCTTTTGCCACCGCATTCTCAGTGATTTCTTTTTGGTGTCTCCGTAGATATTCCATTTCGAAATCGACATCAACTTCACGGGGATCTAAGTCTGCTTCAAGCAGTTCGTCTAAGAATGTGGGTAGGTCATCATCAGGAATCGAATATTTGTCTTGAAGTGCCAGTAGACTATCTTTCGATTTGGTATATCTGGTAACTTTCTGAGATTCAAGTCGATCTGCTCTGAGTCCTTCCAATTCAGCTAGGACTTCCGGAGAAGTTCCTTGTGATTTGGCTTTGGCCTGTAACACAACATTCTGGATTGTCGCGAGCAGAGTCTCCTGATCAACATTGACGTCTAAGTTTAGCTGTTCGGCTATTCCTTTGAGTGCTGCGCTGAACTGAGTATTCTGTATTCGCATTTTGGCGAAGGCTGCTGCATCTTTCGATTGCAGTCCCTTCATGGGATCTTTTGCTGCTGCAGGTTTTGCCGGTTGTTCCGGTTCATCTGCAGGTGGCTCTGCGTTGTCGTCCTCTTCGGTTGCATCTACGTCTGCTTCGTCGTTGGGTGCATCCTCATCGATTTCGTCTTCAGCAGGTGGGTCAGTTTCGGGTGGATCTTCGTCCATTTCTGCTGTTGGAACTTGAATCCCAAAGCTGGACATTAGATCTTCCTTTGTTAAGACTTCTGACATAGAACTCCTTTCTGTATAACGCGCCGACATTATACGGAGTCGCAAATCTTTTTACACACTTTTTATAGGGCGGAACCTAAACTTATTTGCTAAACATACATTACCATAAATGTCATAAAATGTCAAGCAAAAACACCCACATATAGTAGGTGTTTTGCCGAAAGGAGCTGTCAATGTCTAGCGGGGGAGATACCGCTTTTTTATAAGCCTTGGGATGGCATCATGCCACCACTCGCCATACCGCCTCCGGCTGGTTGCTGCATCATCTGTTCGAAAGGAGTTACAGCTCCCTGCCGTTTGGCGTCGAGTCCTTGAGAAGCCATGACTAACGCTTGGTTAGGATCCATGCCTTGTTCAAGTGCTCCGGCGTATTCGTAAACTACTTGGTTGGCGATGTCCAAAGAATCTTGCGCACGTTGTACGCCCATTCGTTTAAGCATCTGTTCTTTGTATGGGACATCCTGGTAACTAATCCATTCCTCTTCAGTAATGAGATCGATAGTGGAACCCTGTTCACGATACTGGATTTGTTTTTCCATCATGTTGTTGGCCCACATTTCAACTCGTTGTTTATTTTTGGGTAACTCTGAGGAGATCTGTAAGGAATAGTTGAAGAGGATGTCGTCGTCGATTTCTGGGAAGTCGAATTCTTTTGTGATCCAGGCGGGTGTCATTGGATCGGATTCGATTCCTTTTATATCTCTGAGATAGTAGGTTCGCTTTGGAGAATGACAGATCATATTCTTCAAAATCAACTTAGCGAGTCTACACGCGTATTCCTCATAGAGGATAATTTTAGGTGTGTCAATTAAGGTTACACGGTTGAACATTTCTTGTGTTCCACCGGTAGTGATAATTGAACCTGTGTCTCTGCCGGTATATCTACCATCAACTCCAGAAGAATCTTTGATGTTGTATCCGAGAGACTGCATTGCCATGGGTAGGGTATTGCTGGGGAATGGGAATTGATGGTAATGCACAGCTTTGGTTGCGTCGCCATTTACAATGAAGGTTCGATCTGCGTCATCACCGTGTTTGGTAAATGCTGCGATGTTCAATCCTGCCTGGCTGGAAACGAACTTGGGCGGTCTCTGGTTTTTGTACTCGGCTGTTAACTGAATACTTTGCATCATGTTATATGCCATGTTGTCCGCAAAAATCTTTGCAGGTTCGCTGACTCCAATGAGCCCGGATCCTGGTGTATTGCAGTACAGTTCAGCAAACGGATATTCATTTGGCAGAATCTCATCGATCTCATGCAAAATGTATTTGTTGTCTAAGGTGTGGACCTCACGAATTTTACCATTGGGTTTTCTGTACCACCAAATGATTAAATTGTAATGATCATTTGAAGAGGCTGTATTTGGTGAGTCCAATGCTTTTGGTAAATCCGTATTTGCCATACCTGCTTTGAAAGTAAATGCTTTAAACTTATCACGATATAAATCATTGGCAAGGAATATGGATTTATGATAACGATCATAGGTGCAAACCCAACCTGCGTTATCCAGGGTATCTGCAAACGGGTCTCTTCGATACTTCATCGGATCTATGTTTCGAATGAATACATTTCCTTTGACGTTGTCTTTGGTCATATCGAAACCGGGCATCTCTTTTGACCAACCTACTTGAGTGACGCCTAGGTTGAGAAGTGATGCTCGTTCACCTGCAAGGAATTGCTGGAAGCCAACTCTGGAAACATCCCAGAAATGATTCAGCAATGACGACAGATCAAGACATAAGTCTTTGTCTGACTCTCTGGTTGGAACGACGTCTGCTGATTTCGCAACTGTATATATGGAAGCCATGATGTTGTTCTTCACATATGATACCCAGTTGGTATCTGGCAGAATCTGATACACTGGAAACTTGGCGCCCAGTGCTCTCCAGATATCGCCTTTGTCAGTTGCATCTAACAGGACCATTTTCTTCTGGTCGCGCGAATAGTACGTTGTCGCAATATTCCAGAAGTCCTGTAGTTTAGATAAGACTTGTTCATCTCTGAATCTGCTATCGTCTATTTTAGGTTTACCGCCTTCACTGATTCCAGATCCAACACTGAGGACGTTGCCTCTGGCCTTATCTGTTTTGAACTTCGGTTCGAATTTATTTGCCATTGTTTGTGTCCTCCCTATCTAACATAATATCCTGCATGGCTTGTGTCATGCTGGTGAAAGTTTTTTCTAAATCTTTATCTCGAAGATCGCCCTTTTCGTCATACTGCGAATCTGAACCAGGGCTCACAGGTGTCTGGTACACCGGAGGATCTGCTTTCGGTATGTTGTAAACAACGTTGATACTAATGCCTTTACTTGCATAGACAATCAAACCGAATGCGATAATCAACATTGTAAATGCTATTAGAAATATATAGTCCATGGGTACCTCCTACCAACCGTAGTTGTAATCGACTTCCATTTCAAAGGGCATCTCTCGATGTTCTTGATAGTCGTCGTCATCAGATAATGCGTGAATCGCAAATTTTTTAATTGGGTCATATTCGCGGGATATGTCAACCCCGTATTTATTGTAGATTCCATAAATTAGATTCTTAGGATCTGAGGGAAGTTCCATGGTAATCCATTCCAGGGCATTGACACCATGGTTGTCTTTATCAACCGGTTTACCTGTAAATCCTGACAGGACACTTTCATCTGCAGCAAACTTGTAGTTTGCCATCTCGCGGTTGAGTCCAACGCAGGATCGGAAAATTCTTAACTTGCCCGATTCGATATATGTGTTAAGTCTGAAGACTCGCGCATCAACGTTCACTTGTCCGGGAACGAAGCTAATGCCGTAGTCAATGAAATGGTCTGCTAACGTCTTCTTATCATAGTCCCGTTTGGAACCGGACTTGGGATCTATGATTGGAGCGCCCAGTAATCCACCTATCGGAATGTCTTCCATTCCCTGTTTTAAAATGTTGGCTAACTCCTCAACGTTTTTATTGTTGGTTCGGATTTCTTTATAAAGGTAGACAATAGATTTCTGTTCGTCTATTGCTGCGAATAGGAAAACCGCATCATCTGCAAGACCGTAGTCAAAGGACACCATTCGTTTCCATTCCTTTGAGATGTCAAAATCATCCACAACGACTTTCATCGCACCAGGGTACACAAGCCCCTCGGCGTAAAGGAAACTGCCATAAATGAAACGGTTAACCCACCACAGCGGTTTATTTTTCGTATTCTGTTCAATGAAGTTCGGTGGTAAAAACTCATTGGCAGAAGTACTTGTGACATGAGTGGAAATATGTTTGTCTGCTCGCATGGGGTCAACTTCGAAAATGTCTATGACCTCACCATGCTTGAAAATGTCATCTGAATTAAGGAGGACGTTATCTCTAATCCACCCAGCGGACGGATTGGATTCGATGATTCCTTTAATCCAGTTGTGTTCGATTACAGGAATCAATACTCCATTGGCTGCCATTTTGCAGATTGGTTGGTTGGTGTTGGCATCCATAAGAGGTGAAGTTGCAGCAAGATTTCTAGCTCGTGTCTTGAGCTGTGTGAAACTCTGCTCCTTCACCTCGGATGCCTCAACAATCAGAAAGGACGTAAGATTATAGGATCTGAGCTTATCCGGGTCGTCGTACGGGCGGTACATAATCCGATGTCCATTCTGAAGGTCATAGTACTGTTTCTGTGTGTTGATCTTTCGTATGAATGCGATTGGCATATCCGCTTCGATTTCTCGTTTAATCGTCTGTTCATACTGGGATGCAACATTGGCGCCAATAAGTGTGTTACCGGCAGGGGTAATGAGGACGTGCTTATAAATTTCCTCGCGTGAGGTTAGAGTCTTACCGGAACCGTAACCCCCGAAATTACCAACGAACATATGTGGGTCTTCGTGGAATGCATGTTGGTGGGCTTGCGGAATGTAAGTATTGTAATAGGAATTACAATTCTTATTGGAACACTCTTTCCAGAACTCGGAAGGACCGGTGTTCATTGCTGTAGTGGGTTGCCACTTTTGTCCGCAACGGGGGCATCGTTCTAGCATGGTTTTCGGTTAGCCTGTTGTTTCTTGAGATACTCGGTTAATTGCATACCTGAAGTAGCGGCATCCTTAATGATTTTATTCTCAGCTTCAAGAATAGCCTCTTCAGTTAAATCTGGGATTTCTGAGGATGGGATGATGCCTTCCAGGATATTGGTGAATGCGATATTCATACGGTCGTACATATCGGTATTCATCATATCTTTTTGGGATTGGGGCACATTCTTGAGTATCATAGAAATGACCTTCACCAGCGCAGTTAATAACATATCAATTATTAATTGAGCAGGAAGGCCCTCGGAAAAGTCCAGTGCGAACTGACTGGTCTTTTGATTGTATGAGATTGTCATGTGTTTGGTAAATTTTGCCATATTGATGATCTCCTTTCGATATTTTGAGTTTAGCAAATATTTACAAAAATGTCAAGTGTTAGGGGTACCCCCCGTCTTCTATATACGGATTATTTTTCGGGTGTTTATTTGTTAGTTTATTGAACAACAAAAAGAATTAGGTATCCGATGGTTCTATATTTTGAGTAGGCATATTTTGTAAGTTTTATTGAACAACAAAATATATAAGTATTCTATATATGTATATAGAGTATAAGTGAAAATAGTAAATTTTAAACCCCACCCCTATGCCTAATAACGTTATTGTAAACAGTAACTAAGATAATCATGTCTTGGTTTATTTATTATTATTGTAGAAGGAGAAACAATAATGAAGATCAGAAAGTCAGAAGCTGTAACACAGCAAGTAGTTAATGTAGCATACGAAAATGCAAGAGTAGCATACTATGAATCAAAGATAGTAAATAGACAGTTTGCTGAACTCATGTTTAGAGCAGAGACATGCATCTATGCAGACACAGACTGTTATTGGGCAACATGTACATTCAACAACAAGAACATTCCACATGCTTGTATGTATTGTAAAGAGTTTGAAAGAAAGGCAGGTAAGTAACATGATGTATATTTATGAAGGCAATGCAATAAACATACTAATATACGTTATAGTAACAGTCGTTGTAGCAATAGCAGTTATAAAAGGAGAAATCAAATGAACAGATGTAAAGCAGGTTTAGTAGAAACAACATACATCAACAGTTATAAAGAAGTATTTATGCATGATGAGAATCAGTATGAGCCAGAACCTGCATGGATACGTAAGTCTTGGTTTGATGACTATGTTCATAACTTCGGACGTGGACAGGATTTCGGTATTGCTAATAGTATTAAAAGATTGGAGAAATAAAATGAATAAGAAAATATCATATGAACAACATCTACAGAATATCGCTACAGAATGTGGTGATCAGTACTACAACTGTAAATGTATTGTTGAAAATCTAGAACGTGCCTGTATTGAATCAGGTTTAATTAAATCTACATTATTGTTAGAAGAATACGCTGAAGATATTATGTAAGTGAAAGGAGAATCACTATGAAATTAATTCAAATCGTTAGAGTAAACGGAAATGCTCATGTAATTCCTGTAACAATTCCAGCCAAGGAAAAGCCTGTTGACTACCAATCAGTATTGTTCACTCACCCAGAGCTGGACAAGACAACTAATCAGTTCACTAACTATCTTGAAGAAGAAGCTAAGCTTACTGGCTTATCTACAGACTCAATGACATTCTGGGAAACAGGATACCTCAAATCTAACATATCAGATGAGATTGTACCAAGAAAAGAATTGGAAAGGAAATTGTTGGATACAGACTCTGGATTCTATAGTGAGGAGTTAACACACGCTTGGCGTTTGTTCTTAATGCAGAACCCAAGTAACATGATGCATTTCTTTGCTCCAAACTGGAACAGATGCACATGCGTCAAACCGGCTGTATGGCACAGTCAAGCTTTTTGTCCTATATGCGGAGCTGCAAACTTTCACTATGAAGGATATGTTGCAACCTATCATGGAAAATTGATAACTACACAAGACATTGTAGCCTTTAGCATTCCGGCTGAAGACTATGAACTACTGGAAGAAGTAACTGAGGAATACCTCGCCAGTGAACATCGTATGTTTGATACAATATCAGATGATCAGATAGCAGATCAGGATACAGTCATAAAGATTGTATTCAATAACAACTCTTACTAAACTATAATAGAAATCAGCCTCTACGATGTGGAGGCTTTTTTCTTGGCCTAGCCACAACTTACAGATCTACCTCCGTGTAGCAGTACTTAATTCTACTTCGGGAGTTTGAACACTTCGAATGTTTAAATGCAATAGTTTGAATTGTTTGTTCAATTGCTCGCTTCTGTCTGTCTTTCGCTGAAATTGCAAGTTTCAGTCCGTTTTTCCATTTTTTTCCATGGAAGTTTTTCACTTTGACTTTTTTTTTCGATTTTTTTTTTTTCGATTTTTGTCGTATTTTAATTACAATATATACATATATTTACAAACAATAAATGAATATATGTAAATATATGTAAGTAATGTAAATTAACTGGATAAATTGTAATAAAAAAGTGACAAAATGACTACTTTTCTAAAATTAAAAAACTTTCCAAAAGTAAAATCTCCTGACATATATTTACATTTCTGGAAACACCATTTTGTCAATCTTTGACACAATTATCCACCTCGGTCGCCCCAAGGATGGGGCTCGCTCCCTCGGTTTATATTTATATACTACACAAAGGAGAATAAAATGATTAAATATGACATCAATAACTTATGTAAGGATATCGAAACTGTTATGCTTGCCAAAGGACATGTTATTGAAATTGAAGACCGTGACAGCACTAGACGTTTTCAAGCAACATTCTTTACTATCATAATTGACGCTACCACTGATAAACTTGCCATTTCAGTTGCCATACCTACTGCAGACATTGTTAATCTTTGTTCTGTCTTAGAGCAAGATGAATTGGAAGTTATCTCAATTGTCTTCGCTATGGTTAAAGTGTTTAATGATAATACGTCTGAACCTGTTCGTTAGTTGTCGGGCTTCCGCCCCCTTGGACGGGGACGGGCGTTCGCCCTCTGGCTTTCGTTTATTCCCTATTTTTTATATTAATATTACAAAGGAGCTTAAAATGTTTGATTTTACAAAATTCGATGGTAAAAAGCCATCACTGGAAATCGCTGAAGGAATCCATGAATGTTCACTGGAAAAGACTGAAATGAAGACCGATAAAAATGGCAATCAGTACTTATCCCTATGGTGGAGACTTACAGGCACCAGACAGGTTGTTTTCGACCTTGTAGTTGAACCTGATGACAAGAACAAACTGAATCTTTTCAAGATTTGGCGTCTTGCTCAGATTTTCAAGTTTGCATTAGGCAAAAAGGACACTCTAACCACTCTTCAGGCTAAACTGAATAAGTGCATTGGAGAAATCGTCCTAGTTGACGTTGCAATCAAGCAGAACGGCGAGTATACTAATAACACAGTATCAGCCAAAAAAGAAATGTTCTATGCTTTGGACGCATCTCCAGCCGAAGTTGCAGAAGACACTGACGAACCTGAGAGTGTTTTGGATTAATTTCCTATCTCAGGCAATTGGGGCATCTGATATCTCAGGTGTCCCATATATTTTTAATGGATATCAGTTGCTGTACAAGCAATATGACAAGAAATTAGGGTATGGAACGAAAGGAGCAAGAAAAATGATTAAGATGCCAGATGAAGTTTTTGAAGCTATGTTAGAAAAAGATGCAGCAAAAAATCCTAAACTTTGCAAAGAACTATCTATACATATGCACCATACATTCAAAGATAGGTTAGAACAGTTCTCGACTCAAGAAGGTTTTTTAGCTGCTGTTGGGAAAGACTGTACAAATAAATTCCTAGACTTCTGTCACGATTTAGACGATAAACTAACGCCGGAACGTAAAGACGTTGTACTGACTCTAATGAAAGACATGTACGAGGAACAACGCAAATATAAAATTGAACATAATCTACCTGTCGGTAACAGCGCTGCCATGCTGGACATGATAATGAACATGATGGGGGATATCGGAGGCCTAATATAATTATAGCTATTGTAGCTGTACACTTTACACTTAAAATGATTGTAGGTGAATAATATGAAACATTTATTCTTTAAAAAACAAAAACCTCAAATAGATCCTTGTAACTCTATGGTTGTATTCACAGACAAAGAACAATACACTGTATGTAACTTTCATGACACACCAACATGGTGGGCCGAAAAACACATCCAAGAAGTTATCCATACTAATATATCATTCGAAAAAGCTTGTGACGTAGCTTATCAACTCAATCAAGAGCTGGAAAGGAGTATGTGATGTATCAGTTAGTACTAGCTACATGTGAAAATTGTAAGTATGGCACTATGAAAACACTACATAAGAACGTACACTGTAGAATCTATCACAAACAATATGAAACAAAACATTACTGCCAACGTCATAAATTACGAAAGGAGTCACCAAAATGAAAGAAACTGTAGAAGAATATCTCAAAGAACAAACCAAAGAAAAAGTTATAGACTTCTGTATGCTTCAACGTGACCAAATTGCTGACCTCGAACGCTCCTTGACAGCTCTGCAACAATCCAAAGAAATCTGGATCAAAGACATGCTCGAACAAATCAACTACACTTCATCACTTATCTGCGACTCAATACAAATGGCCGGCGTGGTCAGAATCATTGTAGACGATAATTCAGATGAAGTAGAAATTCATGTACCTGAATGCGATTACCGTAAAGAGCAAAAGTTTATGTCTAATAAAAAAGTTGTAGCATACGCACCTAACTGTACATCAGTTCCACTTATGGCTGAACGTTTTGGGTGGGATCTAAAGGAGTAAATCTTATGAATAAAGACACCATATGCCTATTCGCTAAAATAAGCGAACTTAAAACAGACATCCATAAAGTTGATTCTAAAGTCAATTGCCTGGATAAAAACCTACAACACCACATTGACTATCATGAGATAGGAGTCGAACCTGAACCTCAAAAAGATGAGTTAACAAAGAAACAAAGAATTATCAATGTGCTTCAATGTAAACTTACTCAACTTAACTTTGAGTTAGATCGCAGAGACGCTCAACTCAAAACATTCCAAGATCAAATTGAAAGAAATTATATCGAGATCAACAAACTCAAAGAAAAACCACCCCTCATTATTTATCAACAAGCATCTGATGCTGTACGAAAATGTGCAGAAGTCTACAATAAAAAGACAGCAATCAAAAAAGCTAGAATTGAAGAACTTGAATCTGATAATTACAGCTACAAAAACAGAATCCAAAAATGTTGTGATGAAAATCTCAATCTAAAATCCAAAATCAAAGAACTGAAACGAATCAATAAATCTAATGAAAAAAATCAGATGATTCAAGGAGAGACAATAAGAAATCTCAGAGAAAAGAATCAACTTCTAAAAGCCACCACCGTAGACATCAACGCTCGTTGTGAACGATACTTAGCTAGAATCAATCAACTTGAATCAGAAGGCTGTTGTATTATGTCTGAAAAGAGAAAACCTAATGAAATGAAACTCGACAGAGTAAGATTCAATGAACTTCTGCAAACTGAAAAGAAATACAATACATTAGTATCTGCTATATTAAAATCTAAGGAGGATTAAAATGCATGGAAAACCTAAAAAGACCTTGGCTGTTAAGTCTACTCGTCCTAATAGTTTTATTGAGTTCGATGTTGATCCTAGCATTCTCACTAAACCATCACCCGCTACAGCAAGAATCAAAGCAGAACGTGAACGTGACAGAGCCAGTCGCAATCTCACCCGAACCTGGAAAGGCTGAATTTAAATCCTTCATGGATTACAGAACAATAAGCTCTCAAACATCAGACCAGTCCCAATTACAACGATTCTCCCAAACCGGCGAATACGGCATAAGAATTTACAATTACGCATATATGATTGCTGTAGGATCCGGTTGGGGATTTTCTGTAGGAGATTACGTTATTATCTTATTCGATCAAGCCTCACCTATAGGCTGCGTTGTTGGAGATATTAAATCTGACTCTGACACTGATAAACTTACACATACTAAAGACAAAGTGAACGGATCCATAATTGAATTTATTGTACAAACGGAAAAAATACCTAAAAAAGTACAAATATCTGGATCCTTCAATTCTGTACCAATATTTAACCATAAAATATTAGCGATATACGCGGAGGAAATGCCTTATGACTGATCAATATAAAACCATCCTTGATGATGAACTTTGCGAAGACTGTAAACATAGGACAATGAACTTCTGCGCAAAGATTGGTGACAGAAAAATAACTGTTAACCAAAAAGATGGACACCCTGATTACCACTGTGATAAAAAATGGACAATTGCAACTACACCGGAACCAGTCGAAAAACCAAGAGTAGACTTCAACTCACTAAAGATTTGTATTGCGGCTTTGAAGCAAAATTGTCGTGATACTGATAAGTGCGAAAACTGCTTATTGATTGGTAGAAACATCCCACACATGTTTGATGAAAATGTACTATCGCCCAAAGGTGGTGTAGAGCCATCAGATGTTTGTCCATTTAATTACATGACAGAAGTGCCCCCGCAAGATTGGGATATCTCCAAAAAACCAGATGAGATATTTCCAGACTATCTTGCCGAACTTGCAATGATGTGCAGTCCAATCGAATGAAAATGAAACTGCTTGCCTTGTTGCAAGAAAAACATATCACAGTTATTACCGCAGCCACAGCGCTTGGCGTAGCCACATCACAGATACACCGATGGGATAGACAGGGTATTAACCCAAACAATCCACACTATGCTGCTCTAATAAAATTACTTGGCAAAAAGCTGGAGACGGTGGAACCATCCAATAAAGCAAAAATCAGACGTTTCCCCAAGCAACTGAATTTAGTAGAAACCGATCTCCAACTCAAGCCAACAAAAGCAAGACCAACAGGATTACCTCATGTGGTGATTCGTCCAAAAGCTAATCCAATTAAGCCCTGATCTTAATTGTATTATAATTATTTATGTTTGTTAATGTATAACTGAAAGGAGCCAAAGCCATGGCAACATTAACTCTGAACGGGTCTGCAGCAACCCTAACGTCTGCACTGAAATTAGCAACTCTGAAGAGAGTAGCAAAACTTCGACCGGAAGCCCTTGTCGTCAGAAATGACAAAGACCAGGAAATCTTCAAGATCGAAGTAGCCAAGAATGGTAGCCAGTCCAAGTACGGTGTATCCTTCGACAAGAAAGACAGAAATGGTTACGCAATCGTTACCACAATGTCCGACAAGAACTTCGAAGAAATGTCTCCAGAAGAAGCAGCAGAAATGTTTATGGAAATTCTCATTCCGCTGACTAAGTTGGAAACCGAAATCGCAACTGTGGTTATCCCTGGCTTGTCCGCAGACGTCGCTGCTGTCGCTGATGCTATCCACTTCGTAACTGAAGTAGAAGCTGAAACGGAAGCAGAATAAGAAAGGAGCTCAACATGATCCAAGTTACTGTCGGTACAAACACCGAGAAAAAGACCATTACGGTCAATCCAAGTAAGACACTGAAAGAAGTGTTGGTCTCGGAACACATTGACTTCGCTAAAGGCGATGTATATCTTGATGGAGAAAAACTGACTGCTGAGAAAATCAACAAGACTTTCACAGACGCTGGTATCACTTCAGATTGTTACCTCATCAGCGTAGTCAAAGCTAACGGCGGTTTCTAGATCGTCGCAGCGCATTAACAAATAAGCCCTGACAACAGTTGGGGCTTTTTATGCCAGTTTAGCTCAAGGTAGAGCACCTACGAAGACGTAGGATTATATCAGTTCGATAGCTGATAACTGGCCCAACACAGGTTGGCAACACCCCTGTCATATGAAATTGTTGCATCGCTCAATACAGCTACACCCAGTATGGTACCGGCAGACTTTATGGATATCCATATTGCCTAAAGACACAGATAAAATTAGCCGCTGAGTTTCTGGGTGTAGTATTTATTTTTATTTGAAAGGAGCAAACCAATGAGTATTTTTCCAACATATAAAGAAGCCACATTTGGAGATCGAAATGAACGTTCCACTAAACTACTAACACTTCAGAAATTAATCCCAGGAACAGAAAGAAAATTATCTGTTCAATTAAGAGGCTCAACCAATAACAATATGTTATATGATCTGAGCACAGTTATAGAACTTATAAAAACTATTGCAGCTCTGTTGACTAAGCCAAGTAGCAATAACAGAATGATCTTTGACATTGATAGACATCTTGTAGACCGTAATGAAAAAAGGATTCCATTCACAACCTTTAACTATGAAACCAATGACGATCTTGCTAGAATTAGAATCAGACCCAACACATCAGACCAATCCATAGATGGGATTACTTTACAAGATTTAGAGTTTACTGAGGAATATGGTAGCCGACGAAACATCAAAGAACTGACCTCATTGAATGCACTCCTAAAAACAAATGATAAACATGCTGTACGAGTTTTCACTATGAATCAACATATTGAAATCTATTCAAACGTTTTGACATGGGAAATTATTTATACTGCATTAACCTTTCCAATGATAAAAAATCTTGATGCAAATGAAGCTAAGAACTTCCCAGAAATCAAAGACATTCTAAGCTACTTAGCAATGGGAAAAATTCCTCTAGCTGAAGCAAAACTGAAAGAGATTTTATCTGGGGATCGTCTCAAACAATATTGTGTGCTCCAAGTCAAAAATCAACTATATCAAAATAGTGACGCAGTTGAAAAGAGACACGTAGAGTCAATCAATATGTATGAAAATGAGGCTTCGAACGCATACACATCATACATTCGTTCATTACAGAATATTGAAAATGAAAAAGTCGCATTAGAAGCTGCAAGAGCACAATGCAGCGATAAAGATACAACTGAAGAAATCATCAACTTCTTGATGAAAAACAAATACATTAAATACATTCTACCTATGCCTAATGAACCGTACACCAACAACGATGCTTGGAAATACCAAATCATTTTATTAATTAACTCACCATTGACTGATTTTGATGATGCTGCATATCGTAGAACAATCATAAGTACACTCAACAGTAAACTTCCCGAGAACCACAGCAATGACCTCATCAGAACTTTTATGCTTATGGCTTTCGATGCAGTCTTCCAAAAACAAACATATAGAGCCTGGACTCATGCTGCAATTAAAATGGACACAGCTACATATGCTGTAGAAAACCTTATTGGCTCAGGAATAATCAATAATCCTATAGAAGGTTTCCCACAAAAAAGTGAATGGCAATTTGGTTTACCACAACCACATATTTCCAAACACAGTTGCTGGGGCAGCTACCGCGAACAAATTACAAAATGGTTACGTTCTCCAGATTACCTTGGTGTATTTAATCAAATTGTACAAGCAACTACAAACATCAACTTCACTGACTCAACTGTTGCCAGAACGCTAGTAGGTACTTGGTTAGATGAACCTTATAAAGTCGCTTTCGAAAACATGAAAGATGGTACTTTTGTAAGTCTGATAGATATGATTAAAAACATTGTTCCAGTTGATCTTCTAGAAAGTTTACGTCCTTCATATGAACGACATGATGATACATATGATCGTCTGCTTAGTAAGATATTTGAACCAAAAGCTGAAGCCCCAATGTGGGACTTAGATTTAACTACTATCACTGACGTTGATCCTATCATGCAAACAATTGTAGATGGGGAAATCACACGAATAACAGACAATGTACTGGGTACTGAATTTGGAATCCAGTTCCGACAAACTACACAACCTGGACACGACGATGCCGTAAATGCTTTAGCCTTTGCCTTTGACAATATCCAAGGCAGACCAAACAATCACGAATAATGAAAGGAGCACATTATGAAATTAATAACCTTTTCCAGCAAACAGAAAAAGGAAATAATCAAACGTATGACGAACGACATTCAAAACGCAAAGAATGTTAAAGACATCGAGGATTATAAACTTCGTCTGTTCAGCAACTTAGACAAAATCATTGCACCCACCATTTTATACAGCCCAAAAGCATGGCTTAAAATGTGTGAATTAATCGAAGATTGTACTGTTGAAATTCAGTGGCACGGAGTCGTATCCAGAAATGAAGAAACCAATACATTCTACGTTGAGGACATTTTAGTTTTCCATCAGATTGTATCCGGTGCAGGCTGCGATGTTGATGAAGAGGAATATGCAAAGTTTCTCATGGCACTAATGATGGATCCAAATTTCGATTATAATAAACTTCGATACCACGGTCACAGTCATGTCAACATGCAAGTTTACTCATCCGGCGTGGATGATAAATACCAGTCAGACATGCTACCCAATATCCAAGATTATTATATCTTCGCAATTGGAAACAAAAAAGGCGCACTTGTACATTTTGTATATGATACCAAAAACAACCGAATCTTCGAACCTAATGATGTCCAGCAAGGCTTATCATACGATGGCGTAACTCTGGATAAAACCTGGGGCAAAGATATGGTTGCAAAATATACCAAATCACCAACACCAATCGTTAAATCCTACAGCGCCGCATATCCGACAAATCCATTATTACCTGGAACAGCAACTGCTGAAGCAGACCCATTTGAATTTGTAGGATTCCCAAAGGAGCAAATTGACGGACAAATAGATTGGAGAAGTATATATGGACTTGAATAAAAGTAGGGAATATTTTGACCCTGCTAAAATTACTAAATCTTGCCACATAATCGGTTGTGGGGCGATAGGCTCTAGTCTTGCTGAGCTCCTGGCAAGACAAGGAGTTTCGCTGATTCATCTTTGGGATTATGATGTTGTGGAATCTCACAATCTTGTAAACCAAATGTACCGAGTCAACCAAATCAATAAACCAAAAACTGAGGCACTAGCTGAGTTGATTCTGGAAATAAATCCAGATGCTGAATTAGTATTACATGGTAAATATACCATGCAAAATTTAAGCGGCTTCGTGTTTATTGCTACCGATTCTATAGCCAGTCGTAGAACTGTTGTAGAACAAAACTGGAACAGTAAAAACATCGAAGTCATGTTTGATTTCAGAATGACCTTACTTGAAGGACAACATTATGCCTACAAATGGGACACAGAAATCAACAGACAAAAACTACTTGATTCTATGGACTTTACTGACGATGAAGCAAAAACTAACAACCCTGTTAGCGCGTGTGGATTTGATTTGTCGGTAGCACCAACAGTAAGAGCAATTACAGCTCTCGGTGTTTCCAACTTCATGAGTTATGTTAATACAGGCTCCATGAAGAAACTAATCTTATCTGCACCTTTTTCATTCGTAGTAGATTCTTATTAGATAAACTTCTAACAAAATGGATACCCTAACAGGGCATTACGTTTAAAACTAATGTATTTCATAGTCACGGAAGAGGAACCCGCAGGACCTTCCTGGAAGAGACCGGAGCTCAGCTTCTTCACGGGCTACGACCGTTGCAATTTCAACAATCACCCCAGCAGTCGCCGACTCTGCCGTCATCCGGATTAGTTCAGACGACTTCCAGAAGGCTGCATCTTCGACAAAGTAGATCTTCGTTAACATATAACACTGAACAAATCTCATGTCAACCAATTTCTACAAGACTACAAACGTTGAAATTCCAACACCCAGTAACAACTTTTATGAGTACCAAACGCCTTCAAGTCAATAATTTGGCTTACACGTTTAGTAACTGATCAAGAGTTCATCGCAACACATCTCTATTTTAGATTTTGTTAAAAGGAGAACATTATGTATATTACATTTTATCAGCCAGTAAAACATACACCCATCCCCGCATCAGAATTATCACCAGATGATTTTCTGCGTATGTTGGAAGGCGAACATGTGGAAATCCCACAAGAAATCCCACAAGAAATCGTACCAAGAAAAAAGATAACAGTTGATGTTGAATCTTCAAAACTACTCGACATCACAATTAAAAACAACATTGCCGGAAAGTTCTTAAACATGGCACGAATTGATTTTGAACCTGGTACAGATGACCAACGTTATTCTACGTTTCAAATTCCCAAGAAATCTGACCCAACAAAAATGAGATCCATCCAGGCGCCAGATGAAATGTTAAAAGCACAACAAAAAGCATTTGCAGTATTTCTGGAAACTTACTGCAGATGCCTTTGTCACGAAGCTGCTCACGCCTATGTAAAAGGTAGAGGAACAACAACTGCTTTAAAACTTCATCAAGCTAATGAATCAAAATGGTTTATTAAAATAGACTTAAAAGATTTCTTTCCATCATTCACCTATGAAAGCATAATGGCTGGATTAAATAACATCTATCCATTTGGAATGCTTTTACCGGAGTCCACAGCTTATCACAACCTAGAAAACAATATCAAAGGTTGCTTATACAAGAATCATCTACCACAAGGCACACCTGTCAGCCCAATGCTTACAAACATTCTAATGATGCCTTTTGATAATGCTATCCAAACCAAATTCTCGAACTTTAACAAAAAACATTTCGTGTACACTAGATATGCAGATGATATTCTGCTATCATGTAAATACGACTTCAATCCCAGCGAAGTTGTCAGACATATCAGACAAATCTTCAAAGCTGGACACGCACCATTTACAATCAATAATGCAAAGACCAGATATGGGAGTAGCTCTGGTAGAAATTGGAACCTAGGTATGATGCTAAACAAAGACAATCGTATCACCATAGGACATGAAAAAAATCAAAAAATGAGAGCAATGATATTCCAATTTATCCAAGCAAACAAAGAACAAGTTACCACACCCCTAGACGAAGCACAACGCGTCCAAGGATTGCTAAGTTATTACAAAAGTATCGATCCGGTTTATACCAATCTTGTAATAGAACGGTATGAGCGTAAATTTCGAACTAACTTAGATGATCTAATGCGTCGTGTACTTTCACAAACCTTATAAGTTGTGAGACCAGTCCATAACGGACATGTTCCAGGAATCCTGAACATCGTATCAACCACCTACAAATCTACGAAAGCGGCGTAAACAAATCCCCGAATTGTTTCCACCCCTAAAGTCACAACGATTAACACTTAGCAATACCCTAACAGGGCATTAAGTTAAAAACTAATGTATTTTAATTCCAAACATCGTCGTGCACGTTTACTGTAACGGGATCCCTACGCAAAACATATTAAACCGTTCAGGTTCATTACATTCACCTGAATGCTTTAATATTTTCGCTACCGGATCCCTCTACAGCAAAGTCCACCACCAATCTATGATTAAGTAAGTGTTAGAAAAGGAGAAAATTATGAACAAAGCATTTGATTATCTAGGTAGAGTTACAATACCTAAAGAATTTCGAGATCGACTTGGAATTAGTCCAGAGGATAAAGTCAGAGTAACCTGCGCTAATGGGAAAATAATCTTAGAACCTGTGAAAAACTTTTGTGCGCTATGCGGAACCTCTGACAGCCTCATCTACACACTATACGACAAAAGAAATATCAACTTATGCGACGAATGTTTGAAAGTGGTCCAAAACTATGTTGCAAACAGAAGGTGATCGATGGGAAGAAATTCGCTTCTATTATTTCTGTCTGCATATGTATCACATTCGAAACAATATGATGGATCTGATGTACGCAATTGAGACTATCTCTCAAATAGGAGACATTTCAGTCCAACGTATAAAAGCAATAGCCGGAAGTACTATCAGCGAAATTGGTAATACCCCAACCAAAGATGAAATCCTATATCTCGCCAGCGTAAACAAAGCGTCACCAAAAGATATCAAACGAGTATTTGGATTCACATACCGACAAATGAACTATAATGTAAATGCGCATATTGAACAATATTACACACCAAAGAACAACCAAAAAGACCTCGCAACAATTAAACAATTTATGAAAATTGTAGATCAGTTTAAAGGAGGAATAATATGACCCAAGAACAATTAACGTACCTCTGGGGAGAATTTAAATCTCTCGGAGCAGACGCACTAGGTTATAGTCATTACGACTTAGCCACTAAAACAGACGAACATAGTCAAGTACTCTGGAAGGAATTTTTAATGCATCCAGATGTAGTAGACTATATTATCTCAGAAATGACAATCATAAGAAACGCAGCCATAAATCAAATGATTCAATCCTCACCAGAATCAAGATCAGTCGGACAATCTCAATTGCTCAACTCTCTTCAGAAATACGGTGAAGAAGAATCAAAACGAGAAGGCCCTGCGTTTATCTATTGTCATGTACCCCTAAACTCTGAACAAAAATATGCGAAAACTGTACGAGAATGCGACGCCTCTGGAATTGAAATTACAAACGAGGGAGTGTGCATTATAGATGAATCTTAGACCATACCAAGAAGAAGATGCAAAAATTCTAGCATCAAAACCTTGTATGGCATGTTTCAACGAACAACGTACAGGAAAAACTCCAACAGCACTCGCAACAGTTAAACTTAAAGGACTTGAAGACCAGAAGATTTTAATCGTAACCACAGCTTCTACAATTTACCAGTGGACCAAAGAATATGAACGTTGGCTCGGTAAACCTTGTGTCGCTTGTGCTGGGTTAAAACCACAGAAGTTAAAGGCCATCGAAAAATGGACTCACGGCCTTGTTATTTCTATAGACAGTTTTAAGACAACTGCCTCTTCAGACGGGTTAATAAAACCTATCCTAGAAAGACATCCGGCTATGATCATTTTAGATGAAGCACACCGGATTAAATCTCCAAAATCTCTTAATGCGAAAGCACTCTTCAAAACAAACAAAATCCCACATCGATTAGCCCTCACAGCAACACCTGCTGCAGGAAAACCTTATGATGTATTCTCCATTCTCAAATTCTTGGAGCCAGACAAATGGACATCATTTTGGAATTTCCAAAACGAATATTTTGAACGCAAAGTTGAAAAAATAACACGTTTCTATAATGGTATTCGCACCCTCGCAGAGTACAGTACTTTTGAAGGATTCTTACCTGGAAAAGATATTGAACTGCAAGAAACTCTGGAACAAATATCCATACAACGAAAACGTAAGGACGTAATGCCTTGGTTGCCGGATAAATTTTATGAACGAGTACCTCTGAAACCAACAGTTGAACAAGCGCGATATTTAGCAGAATTGAACAAGACTTTTACCACAGAGCATATCGATGCCAATGGTG